TCATAAAGATAGATTAGGTGGCGATGAGATGTTTCTTAAAATGATCTCAAAGTATCCTGTTATCTTAACAGAAACTAAAGACGCAAAAAATCTAAAAAGTATAGAAAGAAAAGCATTAGCAGTAGGTGATGTAGAAGTACCTATTGATGTTGATGGTACTATTAGAAAATTACCGCTTGACAAATCCGTACCAAGTATTATACTGAACGTCATAAAGTTTCCTAAACCCAAACAAGACAATATATGGATTGATTTTAGACATAGTATACCTAGAATAGACTATGCAGATAAAGATTGGTCATCTTTGAAAGGTAAGATAGTATTCATAGGTACTACATTTAAAGGTTCTACTTTTGTTCTCACACCTAATGGTCTTAAAAATACACATGAAATAATGGCATTGTCAACAGAAACTTTGTTGTCAGGCAAGTTCATAACTAGACCAGATTGGATAGTTACTGCAGAATGGATTACATTAATACTAGGTATGGCGTTGTTCTTATTTTTTGTACCTAAACTTGGTATATGGATGTCACTAGTGCCGTTCATACTATACAATACTTTCATCATCTTGTCAAGCTTTTATTTGTTCAACGCATATTTGTGCTTGACAAACTGGTCTTATCCTGTTATAATAGGGTTCATAGTTTTCTCTCACTTGATATACAATAACTTTATCAGAGAGAATAGGTTAAAGTTGCAGATTAAGAAACAGTTTGAGCATTATCTATCACCTGATATGGTCAAGAAGTTGCAAGACAATCCTAGTCTATTAAAACTAGGTGGTGAAACAAGAGAGTTGACTTTTCTATTCTGTGATATAAGAGGTTTTACACCTATTTCAGAAAAGTATAAATCAAATCCACAAGGTCTAACAAAACTTATCAACTCGTTTCTAACACCAATGACAGATATTATATTGAAGTCGGGTGGTACAATTGACAAGTACATGGGTGATTGTATTATGGCGTTTTGGAATGCACCACTAGACTGTGCCGACCATCAAGAGAAAGCTATTATCGCAGCTTGTGATATGGAAAATAAAATGAAAGAATTAAATTTAGGTTTCAAGATAGGTATTGGTATCAATACAGGTACGGCAGTTGTGGGTAACATGGGTAGTGAACAAAGGTTTGATTATTCTGTACTCGGTGACGCAGTTAACCTAGCAAGTAGATTAGAAGGTGTTAGTAAAAACTATGATACAACAATTATAATAGGTGAAGACACACATAAATCAGCACAACAATTACATGAAAAAATGTATAAAATAGATAGTGTTATCGTCAAGGGTAAATCAAATAAGGTTAATATATACTCAATAAAATCATATAAATAGTAATATGGCAACAGTATTTGATAAGATATTAGACACGACAACAGGTCCTAAATCATACGACTGGTACAGAAAAAAAGTAGCAGCAATGACTACACCTGGTGCTAGAAGTCTAATTAAATCAGGTAAAGCAACATTAAGACCTAAGTATGGTATTATGAATCTTTTTGGTTATGACCCTAAACACAAAGATAGATTACCTTACTATGATACGTTTCCTTTGATACTACCATTAGAACCAGCAAAAGGAGGGTTTATAGGACTAAACTTTCATTATTTACCACCTCTTGCGAGAGTGGCGTTTTTGAGAAGTTTAGCAAATGATGCTTCAGATAAAAGATTTGATAAGAAAACTAGATATAATATTCCTTGGCGAAATAATAGTTATATGAAAAAAACAGCAAAACATTATTTGTTCAATCATGTTAGAACATCATTTTTGAACATACCTGCAGACGAAATGGCGATTGCAATATTTCTACCTGTAGCAAGATTTAAAAAAGGAAGTCCGTATTAATGGCAATATTTAGAGCAGGTAAAAGATTAGGACCATTTGATATACGAGGTGGTATATCAAGAGGTGATTATAAGTCTAGTGCCTATCATAAAACAGATAGAGATCCTAGATTTAAAATGCAAGCTAATACTGATAATACGATTGGTCGTTTTAGATCAGCCATGGCATCAGCAGAGGGTTATGCTAGACCAGCAAGATTTGCTGTAAGAATATTTCCACCAGCAAATTTAGCGGCGTTGGTAAAACAACAAAATAATACTGTTTCTAAAGAAGGACAAGTTTTAATACCTTCAGATGTAAATGACTATGGTGGTGATGATGAGAGTATGGATGCTGTTGCAGCAGCATACAATCCTAAATACATGAATGATTTAGTGCAGACTTATGGAAGACAAATCAATATACATTGTGAAAATGTATCTATGCCAGGTGTGACTTTAGATTCTCAATCTGTACAAAGAGGATCAGAACCAGCAAGAGATCAAGTTGTAGGACATAATTACGAAGGTGAAATACAAGCAACTTTTTATGCAGATAAATATTTAAGAGAAAGACATTTCTTTGAAGCATGGCAAAAAATGGCAGTTGATCCTATTGGTCATAAAGCAAATTACTATGATAACTATGTTGGTAAAATGCATATATACCAATTAGGTGATGATAATGAAGCAGAGAGAGATAGACCGAGTTATGCTATTGAAGCAATCGAAGTGTATCCTAAAACTATTGCAGCTGTAGAGTACGGATATGGTAAATCAAACGAGATCGTAAGAGTTCAAGTTGGATTTGCATATAAACAATGGTATAATATGGCTACAAATCCAGATGGAAATAAAATGAATAATGATACTTTACCATTTGGTACAGCAAGACAAAGAGAAGCAGTAATTAAGGCAAGAAACCCAGGACTATTAGGAATGTTACCTCCTTCTATATCAAGAGCAGGTAGAGATTTAATAAGTCAAGGAAGAACAGTATTAAACCCAATAGGAAGAATATTTAAAGGAAAAGTATTCCCACCTTTTACATAATAATTATATAATAAGGAGAAAATATTATGGCACTACCAAAACTGACAACTCCAACATATGAGTTGGAAATACCATCGACAGACGAGAAGATAAAGTATCGTCCGTTTTTGGTCAAAGAAGAAAAAATACTAATGATGGCAATGGAAAGCAAAAAGAATGCTGATATTGTTCAAGCAGTAAAAGACATTGTAAATTCGTGTACTTTTGAAAAGATCAACATAAGTGAATTGCCTATGTTTGATGTTGAGTATGTATTTTTACAAATCAGATCAAAGTCTGTTGGTGAAGTTTCTAAACTGAAACTACTATGTCCAGATGATGGTAAAACTTATGCTGATGTAGAATTAAATTTAAACGAGGTCAAAGTACAAGTTGGTGATGACCACACTAATAAGATTGAATTAGGTAATGGAATGGGTATGATTATGAAATATCCTACTATTGATTCTTTTAGTGAAAGTGGTATACAAGACATTAATGCTAGCAATATGTTAGAAGTGATAGGTACTTGTATTCTACAAATATATGAAGACGAGGGTAAGAAAGTTTATGAACAGAAAGATCAAACACAAAAAGAGTTATCTGAATTCATTGAACAATTAACTACTGGACAATTCAAAGATGTACAAAAGTTTTTTGATACTATGCCTAAACTAAAACATACTATTAAGATTACGAATCCTAAGACTAAAAAAGAGAATGAAATAACATTGATTGGACTAAACGATTTTTTCGCATAGCCCTTTCACATGATAGTTTAGAGAATTATTATAGTACTAATTTTTCTCTAATGCAACATCATAATTATTCTCTCTCTGATTTAGAGAATATGCTACCTTGGGAAAGGGAAATATATGTTGATATGTTAATTACATATATTAAAGAAGAAAATGAAAAAGAAAAAGCTAGACAACAAAAAGGATAATATGGACTTTAATAACGATGGTAAAATAAGTATATGGGAAGCATTCCCTTATTGGTTTGATAAATTGAGATTGTTTCCGAGAGCATTCATATCAGTTTACATCTATATGTTTTACAATGTAACAAATTGGTTTATGGCACTACCTGAACCCAACAATGCTCAAGCAGGTCTAGTATCTGTTGTAGTAGGTGCTGGTGCAGCGTGGTTTGGTCTATATGTTAATTCAACTTCAAAATCAACACCATCTACACCATCTACATCACCTACATCAGGTAAAAAATTATTAAACGAGGATCAAATAGGATAATATGGCATCAAGATTAGGAACAACAACAGCATCAGATATTGTAAATTCTTTACAAGCAATGAGTACTCCGTTTAAGTCGGACTCTAAAGCAGTAAGCTCATCTGTAAAAGTTGTTAAAGATGTTCAAAAGGTTGTCAAGAGTGAAATTACAACACCACTACAAGACATGACAAGATTTTTTGCACGTATTGGTAAAGGTATTGAAACATTGATACAGAAAACTGGTGAGGCAACAGGCATTACTAAACTGATGGCTTCAATCATGGGTAAAGATTTAGAATTATCTAAAAAAGAAGCAAATTTACAAAAGATAAAAGATAGAGGTGTTAATATAAACAAGGCTAAAACAAAAGATCAAGAAGAAGAAACAAAAGGTCCTGGTATGATTGCAACTCTTAAAGACTCATTTCAAAATGTAGATTTAGGTGATAAATTGCAAGCAGCGTTATTAATAGGTGCATTATATATATTTACCCAATTTCAAGACACGTTAGTTGTGGTAATAAAAGGTATTATAAAAGCATTTTTATTCGTGAGAGATAAAGTTTTTGGTGATACAGAAAATCCTACTGGAAATACATTTGCGGCATTACTAGCAGCCGTAGTGGCATGGAAATTTAGAGGTCTTATAGCAGCAGTAGGAAAAGCAGCATTAGGTTTAGGTAGACTAACAGGTGTAAATACATTATTATTTAATCAATATAGAAAAATGAGAATTTTAATGTTGAGAACAATGATACCTGCTCTTAAAAACGCAATTAAAGCATTACCAGGTGCATTATGGAATGGAATAGGAAAAGTATTTAAAGGAATTAATATTGCTTCTAAAGCATTACTCGTAGGTGCTCAAGGGGCATTGAAAGCTCTTGGTGGTGGACTGACAAAAGTATTTAATGGAATAGGTAAAGTATTTACATTAATGAGAGTAGGAGTACTTGCCATGTATTCAAGTATGGTGCCAATGTTAGGTCCTATTCTTCCAATCATTGCAATCGTAGCTGGAATTGCAGCA